GTTGCGTCCTAAAAATCTATGCTAAGAGCATCAAAAAGATGTGTCTCTATCACTGCAAATTCCGTGCCGGTTATGATTTGTTCCATTAATTCGAGAATGTCAATTGGCATCTCCTCATAGGTGTCAGCGAGCCACTGGCCCAGATCTCCGTCATTGACTTTGATCCGTTCTGTGTGGACAGCGCTGAGTACTTGTACAGGAGTCGTTAAGCCACTGATTTTCAAGAACCAACTATCATGCACAATCTGATCAGTTTCAGGATCCTTGTGCAGGCGTGAAAAATGCGTGTTGAAACGCTTAATGAACATCGCAGCCATGCGAGGGGCGTGGCGGAATTCGTATGCATGTGCCAGGCTTTTGCCTGCCATGTATTCGTCATCCGAAATGGCTGGATTCTTTGATGCTCGGACGTTGAAACGAGCGAGCGCCTTACCTATCTTTGGGACTAGACAAGGGACGGGTGTGTTCAGAATGACGCGGCGGGATAGGAATGTAGCTTGACCGTTTGCATTCGGCGCAAATGCCTTGAGCACCATCTTGAATCGGCTCACGCAATTTTGCCACTCTTGGAGGTTGATCGCTTGTAGCGTTTGGGCGAGTAGGTCATCACCCAAAATCAAAGCACGCGCTCGAGTCACGTCTTGCTGAATACAACTAACCGCAAACATTATCGCATTAAAACACGAATTACGGAAAGTTGTGCAAGTCGCACCTGTTGGGAGCTGATGTTTAAGTTTGGCTTTGAGTCCACAGATGGGTGCATAAACTGTGTACTCTTCCGAACTTCTTAACATCCTGTCGCGTGTCTCGGCATCAAACCCGAGTTTCTGTAACCATCGGTCAACTATCAAAGCCACCCTGGATCGCTGTTCACGATCATTACGACTGTAATCACCTTCTGCTGTGTTTGTGAGAGTGGAGTCTCTGAAAAGATGTTCCATGAGCTGAACATCGTTCTTCTTGTATCCGAACTTGATATCGACCGGGCCGAGTTGGACACCAGTACCATCTGTATCAAGCAGGTGACAGAGACGTTCCATTGCCACCATCATCGGTGGCCCATCAATAGCGTTGTGGTAATCACTTCCGATATAGATGGCTCGCGGGGCCCATTCCGGGTCATCCCGCTTCAAAAGGGTTTCAATCTTGACCATGAGTGTCTTATCGCGGATGTCTTTAATTCCTGCGTCACTCATCGTGCTCCATGCATCCTCCATACGTTTTCGCTTCGCCGGGTCGAATTTGTTCAACCAGCGAGTCCTGTCTGAATCGTTCTCATACCATTTATCAAATCGTTCGGGTAGCGAATCGATGAGATTGAGAGCCATCTTGAACTCTTTATCGGCTATCTCGTCATTTTCAGGCGCCTGAAGGAAGTTGCAGCGCTTGTTAAAAGCAGCTAACAATGACATCGGGTCTTGGTTGGTGACCACGGGTATCATTCCTTCCAAAACAGGGCCTAAAATATTTTCGGGATCGGTATTGAACTCCGGACTGTAAAATTTGTCGTCAATCCGGTTCTGTACTTTAAATTCAAACGGTCGTACGGGCACAACGGTAGCACGTCGTCCAATGTCAAAAGATGAGTATTCATGGTGCGGCGCACTTAGTACGAC